GCTTCGCCACGATCGCGTCTAGCTGGTCGGTCTCGACCATCCGACCGCGGTGATCCTCCTCCATCTGCTGGTGAAGCAGGAGAGCTACGTCGCAGTCCTGCTCGATGTCGCCGGCCTCGCGGAAGTCCGACATTAGCGGTAGGCCTCCCGCGCGCGTCTCGGGTCCGCGGTTCAATTGCGAGCAAATGATCACCGGGCAGTCGAACTCGCCGGCCATGATCTTGAGGCCGCGCGACAACTCACCAACCTCCTGCTGTCGGGTCCGATCTCGGCCGCGCGTCTGGGTGGTGATCAATTGGAGGTAATCGATCACGATGCCGCCGAGCGTCTGGCCGTTCTGCCGAGCGAGCCGGGATGACTCAACGGCCGCGGCGCGGATCGAGTCCAGCGTCTGGCGCTTGTCGTCCACGTAATCGATCGGTAGCGACTGGATCAGCGGATACGCCTTGTGGATCTCGGCCCAATCCTGCTCGGTGAGCCACCCTCCGCCGCGGCGAAGGCTGGTCAGTTGAACCTTGGCCGTCCAGGCCATCGTCCGTTGCAGGATCTCGACCTGGCGCATCTCCAGTGAGCAGAAGAGAACGCGCCGGCCGCGGAGAGCCAGGTTGGTCGCGGCGTTCTCGGCCATGATCGACTTGCCGACGCCAGGGCGCGCACCGATCGCGATCAGCGCGCCGGGATACCAACCGCCGATGATGTCGTTCAGGTCCTTCCAGGGCGTCGCGCTCGCGGCCTTCTCGCCGTACTGCGCGATGTCCATCAGTTGCTCCAGGCCATGATCAACCGCGGTGATCGCCGGCTTGCGCGTGGTGGTGATCTCCTCGCTCCACTGGCGCACGAGATCGACCTGGCGCGTCGGGTCAAGATCAAGATCGGTCTCGACCTGGCGGAGCTTTCGGCCGAAGTCGCCTACGTCCCTACGGATGCGTAGCTCCCGCATCTGGCCGGCCAGGAACAGCGGGTCGTCGCTCGGTAGCCACTCGGCCATCAGCTTGTGCAGGTAGGGCGCTCCGCCGATCCTGTCGGCCTCGGCGCCGAGCTTGGCGTAGACCGCTAGCGGGGAGACCTTCTGGCCGTCTTGGTCGACCTCGGCCGCGGCGTGGAAGATGATCGCGTGGCGAGGATCAGCGAAGTCCTCCAGATCGATCTCCCGTTGGATGCGCGAGATCGCGTGGTGCTGCTGGCCGGCCAGTAGCGACCCGAGCAACGCGGCCTCGTAGCTCACGTCCGAGGCCGGCGCGACGTACTCGCTGTAATCGCCGGGATGTAGCTCGATCACCATGACAACTCCTCCCGTCGAGGAGCCTCGCGGTGCACGTCGTAGGCCGGTACTGCCTGGACAGGCCGAAGTTGCTTGACCTTCTCGGCCTCAGCGATGGCCTTGAGCCGTAGGTGGTCGTACTGCTTGCGGAGCTTGGGCATCGACAGGATGTTGGCCGACCAGAAGGGATCGTCCTGGCACCAATCGATGCAGCGGTGGACCGCGGCCACCTCGCGGCCGTCCGTGTCGATCATGAGCCTGGCCTGTCTCCGCCATTCCTTGGTGATCGTCGGCCGCTTGGACCCGTTGCCGGCGATCCGATCCGCGAGGTGAGCACAGACGGCCTCGACATCGGGGCGAAGCTCCTCCTCGCTCGTCTGGCCCGTAGGGCTGGACAAGAGAGTTTCTTGGTCTTCTAAAGAATTAGTCTTCTTAGATGGTGGATTTTCAGTCGGTCTGTTTTCTGGGCGACTGAAAATCCGTTCCTCAGAAGGCTCATCGGGATCGGTCAGGACGTAGTGCGAGCCGCGGAGCTTCCCGTCGATCCGCTCGCGCTCCAGCGCCAGGTAGCCATGATCAACTAGCTCTCGGAGCGCGACCTTGACCGCATCGCGTCCCTCGGTGCCGTTCTCGATCAAGGCCTCCAGGGTGATCACCCAGTCAGGCGAGTGCGTCATGATCTCGGCCAGCAGGCCGCGTGCCCGATGGCTCAGCCGGCCATCACGCATCCAGTGGTTGGGGATCTGTACGTAGTCACGCTCAAACTTGAGCCGCGCGCGCCGGATCATGCCGCGGCCAGCCTCTCGGCATCGAGCGAGCAACACGGACGGACCTCAACGAAGTGCGTACGCCGGTAGCACGAGCAGCACAACTGGCGCTCGTGCGAGGAGCAGCAGGGAAGATGATCAGCCGTGGAGTCGCAGCGCTGACACGCCCGAACTTCTTTGTCTGACACGGATGTGGGCGGATGTGCCACAATAGGACCAGCCTTTCGTCGTGTCGCCAGCCGTTCACAGAGGACTTAGCGACGAGTGGTGAGAACCCTCCCGGTCTCGTCAACCGCGGAGGGTTCGATTATCTCCAGGCCGGGACCGCTCGTCCAGGCGTGACGTGAATCACCTAGTCATCCCGCGAGTCGCGATCCCGGCCGGCCGGCCTTCTGCCTTTCCAGCTACAACGTCGGCTCCATCGGCCTCACGTAGACCTCGACCCGAGGGGCCGTCCCGTACCGCTTGAAGAGGTGCCAGTCCACGATCCTGCTGTCATCGCGGAGCACGCCGGCTTGCGTCAGGACATCCCCGATCGCGCGGCCGAGCTTGTCGCCGTCTGGCTTGACGCTCGGCCACTTGGGCGCGCTCGCCTTGACCACGCCGGCGTTCCGGCCGGTGCCGAAGTGCCCTTTCGGCCTAGGGAAGTAGCACCAGGCCGTAACCTCCACGGCCTCATCGATCGGCTTCCAACCGAGGAATTGGCCCATCGCCTCACGCGCCGCGAAGATCGCGAGCGCGCGCCAGGGCTTCAAGTTGTCGTTGTCCTCGATCATGATCAACTTGCCGGTCTTGCGGTTCTTGCCTGGCCTCTTTGAACCTTGCGGCTGTGGGAGGCCAGGCACCGTGAAGTTGATCATCAGAAGGGTGGTTCCTCGTACGGCGCGCTGCTGGCCCACGGATCGTCGCTCACGGCCTGACGGCTACTCTCGCGCCGGCTCTCGCCTCCAGCGCTGCTCTGTGGGTTGCGCGCGCCGCGGGTGAAGCGAGACGACCCGAACCGTACCGAGTGGCCGATCTCATCCACGTCCAGGCAATTACTCGACCGCTGACCGCCATCCCTAGCCTCGTAGGTCTGCACCGTGAAGCGGCCGTGCACGATGACACGCTGGCCCTTCTCAAACGACTCCGCGATGTTCTCTGCCATATCGCGCCACGCTGTGCACCTAAGAAACAAGGGCTCTCCATCGACCCACTCCTCGCCTTGCTTCTTGCGTGGAGTGCTTGCCACGGTGAAGTTCACTACCGGCGATCCGCTCGGCGTGAAGCGCAATTCAGGGTCGGCCGTCAGGTTGCCCACCACGGTCATGATCGGTTCGTTGCTCACTTCTCTTGCCTTTCGTAGATGTGGATCATCAGCCAGCCGCTCTGGAAGCTGGCTGTGCCGATGTAGTCGCCGGGGTATTCGATGGGATGCCCGGTGCCATACATGTCGAACGTCCTACGCTCGTAGGGCTGCTCGGAATCAACCTCCCACCACAGCGCGATCTTGCCGTGTTGCTCGTGGACCGCCAGAGGCTTAGCGCCGACCGGCATGTCCAGCGGCACGCCAGGCGCGACGTTCTCGGGCTTTGGGTCGATGACGTATTTCCATACGGTTCTCGCCATGATCATCCTTCCTTAGTAGTTGGCCTCGATGAACTCGGACCAGTCGTCCAGCGTGTAGGGCCGTTTCTCCCCGATGCGGGTGAGAATCCAGCGGTGCTGCCGTTGATCAAGAATCGGGATGCGCCAGACCTCGCCGGCGAGTTGATCAGCTACGCCTACGCGGATCTGGAATCCGAGCCGGCGCGCTTCTGTCGGCATCGAGTGAATCGCTTGGTGGCAGTACCGGCAGAGCATCACGAGGTTGTCGGCCAGATGCATCCAGGGCAACGCGTTCGATCCTCCCTTGCCCTTTCGCCGGCGATGGTGCGCGTCCACGGCCGGCTGGACGCGGCATAGCTCGCACCATCCCTTGGACCTGTGCAAGATCAACTCGCGGGTCTCGTCGGTCGGGCCGTCAGTCATCGGCCTCGCCTCCAGGCGATCCAGCCGATCAACAGGCCGGCCAGGATGCCAACCACGAGCGAGCCGCCGATGATCAGCGCCAGAGTCTCAGCCGGCATCGAGACGCGGATCATTAGAAAATCTCCCTGAGTTCGCCTAGCGTGACAAGCTCGGCTGCGTTGGCTGCCTGCTCCTCGGCGTCACTGTCCGGCTGGGCCTCCTTGGTGATCCAGGGCAGACGGACGGACGTGTAACCGCGCGCCTTGCTGGCGTTGAGAAAGCCTTCCTCGACCAAGCCGACATCGACCATCGCTTGGAGCAAGTGCCACATCTGGGGAGCCGTCATCGCGACATCCACGTAGAGATGACCGTGGCCTGGCGTGGAGCTAGGCACGTAGGCCACCGGGACATCCAAGTCGATCACTGGCGCATGGAGCGTGTCGCCACCGAGGTCGGGGCTACTCGGGTCGCTTGTCCCAAGTAGCTCGGACGTGACCACGTTGGCCTCGCTCAAGTCGCCGTCTTCGACCTCGCCTAGATAGCTAGAGAAGTCGCGCACCACGCCGACGCGACGGCCTTGCATCCCTGGCACGATCATGACTCGATCTCCTTCGTCACTAGCGAGATGGCCTCGCTCATCTGAGCCTTGAGGCCAGCCGTGACGGCCTTCTTGGCGTCGTTGGTGATCCGAGCGGACCAGCCCTTCTTCGCAGGCACGTAGCGAGCAAAGGAAAGCTCCTCGCCGGTCTCCTTGTCGATCACGCGGCCGTCGATCACGATCACGCGGCCGTCGAGAGTCTTCGCCAGAGTCTCGCGCACCGAGGCCGGGTGCTCGATCACGTACGCGGGAACCTCCTCCTCCCAGGCCTCGATGACCTCGTGCGGGTAGTGCTCCCGCGCGTAGGCCACCATCCGGTCGTCCTCGTGGTACTCGATCGTGGCCTCGACAGTGGTCCCGACCAGCAGGCCGTAGGGAGTGCGGAAGTTGGCCTTGTCCAGGCCAAGCTCCTCCCGCAACTCGTCTAGCTCGGCAGAGAGATCCTTGCCGGCCTCCTTGACGGCGTGCTCCAGAACACGTATCGCCATGTAGATGTCGGCCAGCCGGTCGCTCACTTCTCGACCCCGAGCCGTGAGGGCTGGTCAGCCGGCGTCAGCTTGTCCATCAGCCAGCCGGCCTCCTCGGAGGTCAGGAGCTTGGTGGTCTCGATGTTGCGGCCGAGCGTCGTGGATGCCCATGCCAGGTAGTGATCGCGAGTCTTCATCCCGGCCTCGGTGAACATGGCGTGGAGCTTCTTGGACTGGCCGTCCGTGATCAACGGCTTGGCCGGCGCGTTCATCGCTTCGTAGGTAGCGACCAAGGCCGCCAGGCTCTCGATGTCGGTGGTCTCCCCGATCTTCTCGCTGTGTTCCTTCTGCCAGTTGGCGGCCAGTGCTCGCGCCGTGTCCTCGTCCACCAGGCCGCGGAGCTTGTCGATCAACCGCGTGCGATCGCGGATCATCTGATCCTCGGCCTCGACCGACTTGATCCCGTCCGAGCCGGCGAAGTGCCGTACCGCGGTAGCGTTCTTGCCGGCCAGCCCGAGGTCGCGCCAGAGCTTGTCGAAGGTGAAGTCCGGCAGCGGGATACGGGCCTCCTGGCCGGCGAGCTTCACGGATCGGTAGCCAGTTAGGTAGGCCTCGCCGCGCCGCGGCTGCTCGATGATCAACCCAACGTCGTAGGACAGATTCTTCTCGGCCTTGATCTTGGACGTGGTGAGCACCTTGTTGTCGCGACCCTTGACGGGCTGGCCGTCCTCGACTACGACGATGGTCTCCAGGCGAGCCGTGATGATGGACGGGCCGGCGTGCGAGCGCAGGGTGTCGAGAACGTGCTGCCAGCGCGACTTCGCTACGTTCCAAAGATCCATGTTGATCTTCGCCTCGGCCTCGTGCCGGCGCCGGTTGGCCTCTGTCTGGGCCATATCGGACAAGAGATCCCAGAGGCGCGTGCCCGAGTCGATCACCCAGAGAGTCGGCTTGCCATCGACCGCAGGTTCCTTGCTGGCGTCGCTGAGAGCGTTCAGCAGACCGCGGTAGGTCCCGTCGTGGATCACGATCTCGAAACGAGCGCCAGGTACAGCGCCGTACTCGTCGGGATCGTCTTCGGCCGTAGAGAACCATAGGGTCCGACCGATGAGGGGCGAGGCTGAGGCCTCGGCGCACGCCCATGACTTGCCGGACTTCTCGCTACCGGCGATCAGTGCGATCGGCCAGGCCGGCTTCCCGGTGGGCTTGCGTGTCTGTAGTGCCATGATCATCTTCCTTCTCTGTTGGCGCTCTGTGCGCTGACCTTGTTGAGTGACAGTCTGAGGATGGTGGTGAGGTCCGACATCCGGCGAGCCGGTGCGGTGCAGTCGGGATTCTCGCAAGCGCCGTAGGCAATGCCTGGCCGGCCGGCGAGGGTGATGATCGAGTTGCCTGTGCCGAAGCACACACCGCAGGGCTTCTTGCCTACAGGCGTAAGGACTCGATAAGCTTGCTCCGTTGGTGCGTCCATGATCCGTACCTTCCGTGAAGATCCGTGGGGCCGCTAGGGCCGGGTGGAGACTGTGGTGGTCTTAATCCCCGCCCGATGATGCGGCCCCACTTTCACGTTCCGGCCGCATCGTCGCCGGGTTGAAGCGGTAGCCGCGTCCCTTGTTTGCTACAGGATGTAGCTCGCCTCGCAGGACCATCCGAGTGATCGTCGTCCGGTGGACGCCTAGCACGCTAGCTAGTTGCTCGGTGGTCAACTCTGTGGTGGTCATGATGCAAACGTAGCGTGGAATGCATCGACACGCAAGAGCAACACGCGGCGGAAGTTGGTCTCGCTGTCGCGAGCCCTGCTGAGCGTCGGCTGAGCGGCCTGGCAGTGCGGCCGGCGACGCGGACAGACTGCCTGGCGTGGACGGTGATGAGTGACAGGCCTAGATCCGTAGATCGAGTCGGGCGCGATGTGAGCCGGCAGCGGGGATCGGCGCTGGACTCTTGAGCCTGGCCTGGCAGGTTTATCAAACTGTGACCTACGGGCTGAGGCCTCGCAGATCTCTAGCCTGGAAAGGCTTTGGGTTTGGGTTGGGGTGGCGTCTTGCGATCGTGCGGCAGCGCGCTCGCAAATCCTAACTCTCTAGTCAAGGGTGAGGCAAGACCGGGCTGTAAATCGGCGTGTCTCTCGGCCTGGAGATCCCTTGTTGGGTAGGCCGGCCGAGGTCGTGGCTCTGGAGTACGGCGCGGGATACCGCTAGCCTGCTACGCATCAGCACCACGACACGGAACGACGGATCATGGGCCAGTCGAGCATCGACGGTCCCAGCCAAGACAGCAGGCCGGCGTAGCTCGGCCCTACTCGCCTAGGCGATCGGTGGTTGCGCGCCGCGGGGTTGGTGGACAGGGAATCCCCCAACAAGAAAGGGCCAACTCCATGATCAGAAGTTTCGTGGCCTTCGCAGGTAAGTGGACGGTGGTCGTCCCGGCGATCGCCATCGTGCTGGTCGTGATGCTCGGCATCGCGTCCAAGCAAGAGGCCGTCTACGGCTACGGCAAGGTTGTCGATAACGGCAGCTTCGCTTTGGGCGTAGGCATCTTCACGGTGCCCGATTGGATCTCGGGCATCTTGGAGGCCAAGAAGGTCGTGCAGGCCGACAACAAAGGCCAGTCCGCGGTCACTGACGGCACGTAATCCCTTGATCGACTGAGACCCACCGCGCCGGCTACGCGGCCGGTGGAGATCAGCGATCCACCACCAAGGAGTTCTCCCCCATGAGCAAGGTCGCCTCACTCACCCTCTGGGCCGTTGCCTTCTGGGACGGCCTACGGATCTTCGGCCACTTCCTCAGCGCCAAGACCAATTACCTGTTCGGCCTAGCCTGCTACCTGATTCTGGCTACCGGCCTGTTCGGCGTCTACTACGCCGTGGTCCCACTGTTGATCATCGCCTGGCTGTACCCACTGCTCTGGCACGCGCACCGGGCCTACCTCTACAAGCAGGACAACCGCGAGGTTCCCAGCGTCGGGGCCATGATCAAACTCTGGTGGCTCAGCCGGCAGCACATCGAGATCAGCAAGCGGAAGTTCATCGATGCCTGCGAGGGCTACCCAGGACTCAGCCGGCCAGGCTCAGGCCGCGTGATCGTCCCTGGCACCAAGGCCAAGCCGGTCACGCCGAAGCTTTCCCAGGTACGGACAAACCTCGATGGCGACGTGCTCGGGCTGGTCTACAGCGGCACCGTGCAGGTACCGCTCCGCAACCTCGTGGCCGCTCAGGACGACATCGCCGCGAGCATCGGCTACGGCTGCAAGGAAGTGGTGATCCGGCCGACCCGCAACAAGGGCGTCGGCAAGGTGGCCATCTACTGGACCGACCCGCTAGAACGCGAGATCCATCTGGGCGATCTCCCCAAACCGAAGGACCGGCGCTACTTTTCGTTCGCCGTCCGGCGCGATGGATCTCCTATGTTGCTACGGAAGGACATGTCCTTCCTCGTCGGCGGGATGACGGGCCAGGGCAAGTCCAACGCGCTGTGGGTGATCATCGCCAGCTTCATCGCGGACGGCGA